ATGCTGATAAACAAATAATAAATGGGCCGCTTGTTACTACACACAATGGCTTTACAGGTGGTGATTACCAGATGTTGATTTTCCTAAAGAATCAACATCCTGAGTTTTATTATCATGATGTTAAACTTAAAATTGAAATGTCTGACCTTATAGAAGGTGAAATCTTTAGTAATAGCGGTTGGTCTATTAAATTAAAGTATGGTTCAGAACAACCTACTGAAAAACAATGGGGTGATATATTAGTTAATAACGAAATATCTATTCCTGATATTGGCAATCAATATATACCTGATACAGATACTTATCATCCTATATGGATTAGAGTCTTTTGTCCTGGACATACTACTCCTGACATTAAAAAAGATATGAGTTGTGTATTGAAATTCTTTCGTAAATTAGTAGGTGATAGTCAATGAGTTTTTTTGATGATATCTTTGAAAATAAAAGATTTACAGAAGACCCAGAATTATTTAAGAAGTTTCTATTAGAGCAAAGAAAAGAAACTTCTGAACCTGTAGTACCTCCAAGTATAATAGAATTACAAAAGATACTAGATAAAAGTCGTATTGATAAAGGTGCACAATTAACTATGGATGAAGCAAAGTTAATTGATGCTCGCAATAAACAAAATATAAGTGAAGCTAAAACAGTAATGAAACAAATATCTAAAATTAAGAGTGATTTAATTGATGATATTAAAAACAATGGTGATGGTTTTACATTATCTTTACGAAATAAAAGTCGTTTAAAAAATTGCGCTAATGCAATTTTTGGTAGCAACAAAGAAGAAATTACTTATGATGATTATATAACTTTATTAGAATTAAAAAAGTTATTAGATTATGAAGATGGTGCTGAACTTTTACAAGGAGAATATGAATAATGGGCTTTTATAGTAAGTTAAGAAATGAAGAAGATTCTCCTAGAGAAGATGAAAATGATGCATTAGAGGAACAGTATCAAAAGCTATATAAAAAGATAGCGCGAGATTTTGTTCATGTAGGTGATTTTCAAAAAGTTATTCTTGACTTAATAAATGATAAGTCTTTTTTAATAGCATTAGCAACAGCAGCAACAAAACAAAAAGCTATTGCTAAAGCAATAGAGTATAAAGAGAATTTAGAAAAACCAAAGAATCAAAGAACTACTTATAAAGATATTTTGGATAACAAAGATGACTGATTTAGAAATAGCATACCCAGAAATAGTTACATTAATAGAAGCTTATGAAAGAGCTTTATTTAAGAAGATGGAAAAAGATCCATCTGATTCTGATGTACGTACAGCATATATGGCAAATTTAATTAACATGGAATCTATTATGCAAGCACATGTTGATGCTAGTAAAGTTTCTGCTGCGAATGTTGTTGATGGGTTGTTAAGTGAACTAAAGAATAAAGAACGACAAGAAAATTCTAATTTAGACATTGAAACTCAAACTTATGGTTTGGGTAAAAGTAGTCAAAAAAATAACGATAAAGATCCTAAAACTTGGGGTGATTATACATACTCTGAATGTACTGTAACAGATATAAATGGTAAAGAGTATAGTGTAAATGACCCTAATGCACCTGATGTGTTTGATGCTACATGGTATGGAGATAGGGAAAACAATCTTACAGAAGATAGATGGTTTGATGGAGAAGAAATAAAAAAGAAATATGCAGCTAGATTTACTAATAAATTTGAAGCTAGTTATTCAGCAAGAGTTACTGAGTATTTAGATGATAAAATTGCTGGTGGTACAGGTAAATTAAAAGGTAGTAACTTTTCTATTGAAGATTGTTTAAATTGTGTAATTAGAATTGAACTTGATTTACTAGTACCAAACTTAGAAATCGTTATTGACTTTAGTAAACTGCTTAATCAAGTAAAACAATTATTGCAACAGTTGCTGAACGATTTAGACCCAACTAAATTGTTCAGTATGATATGTGATTTTTTCTTAAAATTTAAAGGAAACTTTTTATGCCCTCAAAACCTAATAGGCATACAATTACTTTTACCTACCTTATTTGCTAAGTTTAGTTTTGATTTAATTAAATTTAGATTTGATTGGACTGCTTTGATAGGGCCTTTAATAAAAGGCATATTAACTTTCTTAGTATCTTTAATAGAAAACATACCTAAAATAACAAATCCAATAATAGATTGTTTAATTAATAGTATTACGACTGTAATGAAAGCATTACAGTCTATAGCTTCTTCAATTGATAAAGGTGTAAATGAAGTTGCAGGTGGTATTGAAAAAATAGTTAATAGAGTATTTAGCATTTATGAAAGAATCTTAGAACGTATTTATGAAAAAACAGGTGGAAAGGGTCTTATTGGTCAATTTGGTAGTATCAGTTTAGAAAGTGATATGTTTAAAGAAGAATATAAAGAGTTTTTAAAAGAAAATGGAGATGTCTTTAATCAAAATGGTGAAGTAAATCCAGAGTATTTTGAAACAGATTTAAATACTGAAAAAGCCAAAGTTGTAGATGATTTTATTTCTTATTTAAAATTTGCTTATACTATAAGTCCTCATGATCTTGGATCATCGGGTTCAGATGTAGATGGACTTTCATTTGAAGAAATAACTACATACTTCTTGCAATGGTTACAAGAAGATGAAAATTACAAAGATTTTTATACTGTTTTTGTCAATAAAAATCAATATGGTTCAAGACAACAAAAACAAAAAGCAAAAAAATACAACGATTTAGTAAAAGAACAAACACAATATCAAGAAAGAATAAAAAAAGAAATAGATGAGGAAAAAAGAGATAAAAATAAAAAATATTTTAAAGCTGGTTTTACTATTGAAAAAAATAGTATAAAATTTCCTGCTGTTATTGGTATGAAACCTGGAGCCAAAATAAATAAGTATCAAACAGTAGTACCTTATATTGGCATTGCTAAAACTAAGAAATTAAAACAAGGCTACCTTCTACAACGTGGTTTTGATGAAGCTGGAACTATAGATAAATCAGAATATAAATGGACTGATTACTTGCAATCTAAAGTTGGTTTAGACATTAAAAGCGAATATAGAACTTCAGATTTTCTTGATATTCCAACTCTTAATTTAAGAAAAGCTTTTGATGACACTGTATTTAAGTTTGTAGATGAGAGAATACTTTACTATTTAAGAATTGCTAAATCTTGGATCAACGAAAGTGTTGGAAATGTTGTAAAGGCTTTAAAAGCTTTACAACAATTTATTGGTGAAGCATTTGATGCTGAATTTAAAATACTTGGTGAAATGCAAGAAATCTTACAAATAGTAAGATTTGTAAGATTGATGATAGAGTTGATAGATAACGGTTTAACTAATTGTGATGAATTGCGTAAGAATAAAGATGTCTTTCGTAGTATACTTGAAAAATCACAAAGAAACCCTTCTAATGGTAACTATGAAACAAGCAACAATGCTTTAACTGTATTAGATGATGACGAAGTATCTAACATGGGTTTAGATCCTGAAGATCATATAGTAATGGTTACTAAAGATAGAAAATATAATTCTGTAGTTGACTTAAACGAATGTGCTGATGTTTCAAAACATTTAGAAATAAATGATTATAATCTAGACTTAATTTATGAGGGTATAGAAAATGGCACAATCGTATGAACAAGTAAGAAAACAAGCTGCAGAATATAAAAGACAAGTAGAAGAGTTAGAAAGGAAAGAAGGTATTGAGGAAGCAAATAAACTTCTTAATGAAATAGAAACCTTTATAAAAGATCACGATCCTGAAGAATATAGAATAGCTGTTAGTGAGTTTTTAGATTTAGTTTTTCTTATATTAAATAACTATAGTTATCAAAACAAACGTAATAAAAAAGCAGCAGACATGTTAAATGCTTACGAAAAAAGCATGTTCCCATTATCTCCATATTCATTAGATGGAACAAATGGAAAATTTTTACCTGAAGACTTAATAGTTAAAAAAGAAGAAGAAATAATAGAAGTAATACAATCATTCCCTAAAAAAGATATTAAAGATTCTAAAAAAGATACTAAGGAAAGTTATATTGGTATTGACGGACTTTACTTTCATACAGTAGATAAACAAGAAGAATATGTAAATGATAGCTTAGTGACTCCAGATCAAATAAATTTGGTAAGTCTTACTGTTAATTTTTCAATGTACAATAATCATGATCCTAGTTTTAGTAATATTATACCTCAAATTCATGATTGGTATGCATTAGGTAATTATAATTTTGATTTAGATGATTATGAATTTTTTCCTAATAAAGAAAATTCTAAAAATAATTTAGATTACTCTTTATTTTATCTTCATTCAAATTTTGAAGAAGGATGGTTGGATAGTAGTGGAATATTAGATACGATTCTAGAATTAAGTAATAACAACAGCTTAAGTCCTAATGTTTTTGTTGATCTTTACAAAATAAATCGAGGTGGTTTGTTAAATTTTTTTCTTGGTTTTGCAATGGACAGTGATAAAAGTAAAGAACTTAATAAAATAAATCTTTTTTTAGATATGTCTATTTTAGAATCTTTATTTAATAAAAATACAAAAAAAATAAAAGAAATTTTTTTTATAGAGCAATTAATTAAAAAACATAATGTAGAAATTCATATTTATATAGTAACTGCATTTTCTGAATACTTAAAAAAAGAACCAGCTAAAAGACTTAAAAATTTCCTTATAGAAATAGAAAACAATTATAATAGCAAAGAACAAAGTAAAGTCAGTGCTGCAGTTGAAAATAGTTTTCTTTCTTTTAATTATATTTCTACATTTGAAGATGTTTATACTGATAGATTTGTTACTGAAGATCAATTAAATCTTATTTACCCTTATAATTATTCAACACCCACCCGTTATTATTGGGACAATTTATTTAATAAAGATAAAATAAATTCTAACAATAATCTAGTTTACGATAATTATTATGTAGGAATAACAAATTATGAAACAGAAGGTTTTGCTGATGCTTCAACAAAGTTAAGACTTTTTAGAGTTGGAAGTGGTTTACTTAATCCTTCAGATAATAATTCATTTGTAAATGATTTTATTAGTGTTTTTCCTACTGAATTATTTTATAAATTCTTTAATGATAATGTTGATGAAGCAGAAGTTTTTAGCAGTACACCAAATGAAAGTTTAATTATTGATTTTCAAACTTATAATTATTTAACTCAAACTACTGTTATTAATAAAATAAATTTATTTTTAGATATTTCGAATATATTAAATTTGTGTTTTTCTCCAACTGGTATATCAAAATTTGTAAATGAATTTAATAAAATTGAAAAAACATTTGAATTAAAAATACATATTTGGTTTTTAGAATATAAGATAGAAGAACTCGATGAAAAAACTAAACAAGAGATAGATAAAAGAAAAGCGTTTTTGAATAATTATTTTGCACCAAAAGAAACTATACAAGAAAAAAAGAAATTAATAAAAACAACAAAAGTAAAACCTATAGAATCTAAAACCTTAAAAGTGTTTCCTAGAGCAGTTGCTAAAAGTGCAAGCAGAAAAGCTAAAAGAAGAAAAGTAAAACCAAGAAAGAAACAAATAGCAAATAATAAAGTTAATACTGCTAGTAAAAACAATATAAATAATGATGTACCTGTAGAATATGTAGATCCAATGGTTTCTATAAATGAAACCATTGGATACAATGGTCAGCCTTTAAAATATGATGAACAATCATTAACTAAAGAAAGAAAATACTTTGGAATTGATAATAATAAAGAGTATTTGGAATTAAGAAACGAAATAGATCAATTTACTCGTGAACAAAAAGATAAAGCACCATCATATCTACTTGCAACTCAATCAGCTGATGGAAAACTTTCTCAAAGTTCAGATGAATATTATTTAGAAGAAGGTAGCGATAAGTTAGATGCACATTTATTTGAATTTAAAGAATTTCCAAAAGAAAGATTAAAACATTTAGATAAACAAAAAGATAAAATATATTTAATGGGTTATGTTAATACTCAAAATTACACTAAAGTAAATCAATTAATAAGTGCTTTAAGTAATCAAGAATTGGAGTTACGAAATAGTATAGAAACACTTAACTTCGCAATACTAGATATAACTAATACTAATAGTCAAGATCTTTCTCTTTTTAATAGAAAAGAGGATTTAAAAGATTATGAAATTGAAAAAAAATCTTATGAAAATGATTTAAGAAATATAAAAAAACAAATAAATGAATTATTAAAAATAAGACAAACTATGAAAGAATATAAAAATGATGATGTTGAATATAAAAGAACCCCTTCTTCAAGAAAAATTGTAACTGATGAGGTCCTTATTGATTTCGCTGAAGGAAGTGAAGCACTTGGAAGAGTAGAAGAAGATAATATAATTTATTTAAGTTACGAAGATTTTATTATACAAAAAGAAATAAAAGCAATTATAGATTATAATAATAAAAAACGTAAAAAATAGGAAAACAAAATGAGACCTAATACTGCTTTAAATTTAATTAATCATCTATCTTCAAGATCTAACCTTGAAGATAGAAATCAACCTTTAAATGTTGAACGCATCTCAGGTGTAAGAGTTAAAAAAGTTAATGGAAGATCTATGACTTATGCTGATAGGCATAGAGGTAATTGGTTTAAACCTGAATACGATTTAACTGAATTGCAAATAGCTCAAGATACTGATAGCTTTTTATTTAAAGCTATACAAAAAAAAGTACAGCGTTTTGTTTTAGCTGGTTGGGAATTTGTAGGTAATAATGAGGAAACAGTTAATTATGTAAAGCGTCGTCTCAAAGAGATAGAGTTGGTTAGCGGTGTACCATTTAATTTATTACTAACTGATTTAGCTCATGATCTAATTAGGTATAGTAATTGCGCTTGGGTTAAAGTGCGAAACAATGATGCGTCGACAGGACGCATCAGAAATCGTCGAAATAAAACTGTTGAACCTGTAGCTGGTTACTTTATTTTACCATTTGAAACTTTATGGTTTAAGGTTAAAAAGAATGGCGAAATAAAAAAGATAATGCAAGAACAACCAAATACAGGTGAAACTAAAGAGTTTGCACCTGAAGATGTTATTCATTTTTATACAAATAGAAAGCCTGGATTTACTATGGGTACTCCTGAGCTTTTACCTGTATTAGAAGACATAGCATTATTACGTCGTTTAGAAGAAAACATAGAAGAAATGATTGATGCTAACTTACATCCTTTGTTTCATTATAAGGTAGGCAATGATACTCATCCTGAACGTTATGGCCCTGATGGTGTAAAAGAATCTGATCTTGTTAGACAAACAATTGAATATATGCCTTCTGGAGGCATATTCGTCTCAGATCATAGACATAATATTAATGCTATTGGTTCTGAAGGAAAAGCACTTAAAATTGAAAGCTATTTGGAATACTTTAAAAAAAGAGTATATGCTGGCTTAGGTGTATCAGCTATTGATATGGGTGAAGGTGATAGTGCTAACAGAAGTACAGCTAATACCTTGTCTAAAATAGCTATACAAGATGTAGAAGCTTTACAAAAAACTATAAAAACATTTGTAGAAAACTATGTAATAAGTGAGCTTCTTATTGAAGGTGGTTATGATGATGCATTATTAAATAGTAATGATATGGTGCATATGAAGTTTGGTGCTGTTGATAAAGAGATGCAAATGAAAGAAGAAAATCAAACTATTCAATTATGGTTGAATAATTTGATTTCAGAACGTGAAGCTAGAAAACGTTTAGGTGAAACACCTGTAGCTGATGAAGATAGAGCAAGTACTAACTTTGAGTTATATCAATTGCCATTAGCTTTATTAAAGAGTAATCCTTTAGCTAAAGTTGATAAAGGTGATGGTTTATCTGAAAATAAAGCACGTCCTGAAAATCAACATGGTAAAAGATTATCACCTAAAACTAATTCTGACGACTCTTTATTAAATGACATTTTAAAAGAAGATAATTTAGATATTATTCAAAATATACTTGAAAAGTACTAATATCTTTATTTTAGAATGTAAACAAACAAAAAGGTATTAATATGAGTAAAATTATTAAATATAATGACTTTATACAAATTAACCCTGATGAACGTATATTAACTTTAGATAAAAGTGAAAAAGTTAAAATTATTGATAATATTTTAACACGTTCTTATGAGGGTGGAAAAGGTCTTGTGATTACGTATGATCTTTCTCATTCAGGGAGAAAGATCAATAATCGTATTTACTCTGTACGTGGTCAAAAGCGAGGTATTGAATCTTTAACAAATCCTTATCCAAAACCAATATTAAAAAACCACAACCAAATGGGAGAACCTATTGGTCGTTTTATTAGTGGTGAGTGGCAGGATTTAAGAAACGAAGCATATGATTATATGTCTAACAAAGATTCTTTTTACTCTGTAAATGATGCATTTCAAAAAGATGATCCTATGAAGATCTATAAAATGCTTAAAAACAATAACCTTCTAAATGATAAGAAATGGCCTGGGCTTGGCAGAATGCGAGTCCAAGCAAACATTACTGATGAAGAAGCTATTAAGAAGTTTATGGATGGTCGTTATTTTACTTTTAGTGCTGGTAGCACTACTGATAGACATGTATGTTCTATATGCGAAACTGACTGGATTAAAGACGGTATGTGCGAACATAGACATGGAAAAGAATACGACGGAGAGACGTGCGTGTTTATCACTGGAGACTTCATTGTTATGGAGGGATCTGTGGTAAATACACCAGCGGATGATCTCTCTCAGATCATCCACATGGAACTAACTGATAAAGAAGGTTCTAGTGAAAATACTGATTACTTAAGAAACATAGAGCAAATAACATTAACAGATTCTATTTACTTTTTAGGAGATGAAGATGCATTACAAAGCAGCTTACAAAACACCAAGCAAGTCGACACCAAAGAAGAAGACAACTACAAAGAAGAAGAAAAAGAAGAAGACGAAAAAGAAATGATTGATAAAGAATATGATCACTCTATGTCTTTATCTGATAAATCAATGATGGAGTTACATGAAAAAGGTGTAACTTATGTTACACAATCTTCAGGTAAACAAAAAATGATTATTAGAATTACTTATAGTGGTTCTATGAGAAAAGATCATAATGATGAATTAGAATCATTGATTGAATTATATGAAGATGAAAAGACTTTTAAAGTTCCTTCAGGTGCTAAAGGTAATGCTCAAAAAGTACTTGATTGGAAAAAGAAGTATAGCTCAGAAGTTAAAGGTATGACACCTGTTGGCTGGGCTAGAGCTAGACAATTAGCTACTAAATCTGAAATTGGTTTATCAACTGTTAAACGAATGGCAGCATTTGCACGTCATCGTAAGAATGCTGTTGTTGCCCCTGAATACAAATCCACACCTTGGAAAGATCGTGGATATGTAGCATGGTTAGGATGGGGTGGCACATCTGGTGTTGATTGGGCGATTAAGATTAGTGCTGCAAATGATTTTGAAACATCTTACAATGGATGCACAAAGGAAGAAGCTCAAATGTATCGTAATCCTATTTCAGAAACAGAAGATGCTTATCGTTCATCACCTAAAGGTAAAGGAGCTAAAACTCCTGCTAAGCCTAGTGAAAAAATAAAAGGTTCTAAAAAGAACAAAAAAGGATCTGCATCTAAATCCAACTCAAAGATTTCTGTAGGCTCTGTATTAGGTAGTCTTAAAGAAAAAGTTAAGAAACATAATGCTAAATATGGTAAAGAAAAAGGCAAGCGTGTTAGTCTTGGTATGTTAAAAGCTGTATACCGAAGAGGAACAGGCGCTTTTTCTTCTACTCATAGACCAGGTATGTCAAGATCTGGTTGGGGTGTTGCAAGAGTGAATGCTTTTCTTAAACTAGTAAGAAGTGGTAGACCTTCTAACCCTAAATATAAGCAAGACAATGATTTGCTACCTGCAGGTCATCCTAGAAAATCTAGTAATAAATCTAAGCAAAAGGATTTTACAATGAGTGAGAATATTGTAACTGAAGAAAATATTGAGATTGTAGATACTGAAGAACAAGAAGAAGTATCTGCTGAAGATCAAGATCTTTTAGAAGAAGCACATGAGCCTACTGCTGAAGAGCAACAAGCACATGACGAATCTTTTGATGATGAAGAAACAGCAGATCAAGAAGATTCAGATATAGACTGGAATCTTCTTGATTTAGCACTTACAGGTATTATGGAAGACAAAGCTCTTACTACTGAGCAACGTAAAGACCTACCTGACAGTGCATTCTGTGGACCAAATAGATCTTTCCCAGTACCTGACTGCGCACATGTAACAGCAGCTAGAAGATTAATTGGTCAAGCTAAAGCTTCTGGTGAAACCAAAGCTAAAATTATGGCTTGTGTTAATTCTAAATCTGGTAAGATGAAATGCGGAAAAAGTGAAGATTATCTAGAACTTGAGCAACAATTTGATGAGCTTAAGAAACAGCATTCTTTACTATCTGAAAAGCTTGCATTAGTTGTAAATAAATTAGAAGAGAAAAACATTTCTTCTTCTAATGACGAAAAAATGCAAGAAGAAGTTGAAAAGTCTATTGAAGATACAGTAGATAATAGTAATGAAATAAATTTAGAAGATCAAACAGTAGAAAGTCCTTCTGTGCATAGCGAAGAAGAAATCAAAACAAATAGTAAACCAAAGAGTCAATTAGGTTCTTTTGAGCAAAAAATTGTAGACATGTATAATGATATACTTAAAGTTGAAGGAAAAGACGCGGCTAATTATTACTTGAATAGTAAAGCTGCGTACTTACCTCGTGGTTTTGATCCAAGTAATTTTTAATAAATAGCTTTATCCTAGGAGAATAATTATGGCTATTAGTCGTTTCCAAAGTCGTTTTAAAACACGCACTGACTTAATGGACAACATTACACCAAATAATGTTGTCCAAATGAATGCTTCTGTTCCTCATGGTGAATGGAAGCCTGCTTCTTGGTTGCCTGTTGTATGGCAAAATGAAAAAAGCAAAGACTACTTTACTATCTCTTCTGGTAAAGTTGTTTCTCTTGATGCTTCTGGACGTGTAGTTCCTTCAGGTATTCTTCGTCGTGCTTTAAATGCTACTACCAAAGAAGATCAAATTCTTTTTTATGGTGCAGGTGATATTGAAGCTCGTGTAATTGATATTCGTACTGGTGCATTTGTTGCAGCTTCTGGTGCAGTAAGCCTTGTAGAATTCTGTACTGCTATTCTTGATAATGGATGGGCACCAGGATTTGATACTAGTGGTATTAATGATGCATTAGTTACAGGTAATGATGCAGCAGCTGATGCTGTTGATTTAGATAAACGTCAAAAACTTGTAGAAGCATTTATTTCTGCTCCTGTAGGCATCGCAGCTTATGACGTTTACGTATGGGCTGGTGACGATCCTGCTAATCTTCATTTCACTAACTACCAAAAACAACACTTGATTCAGTTCTTTACTGATATTCAAATGAAGGTAGCTCACGTTTGTGAATCAGCAGCATCTACTGTAGCAGTACCAGCTTTAGGAAGTTTTACTACAGGTGCAACACTTGCAGGAAGACCTCGTTATGTTGGTTTAGATATGACTAACGTTATTGGTTTAGATCTAGGTTTAGGAAAAGTTGCTACTAATACTTCTCGTACACCTCTAACACTTGCAGGTAGTTGGCGTGAACGTTCTGATGTAGCTTTGCTTGCTAAAGCTGGTGATTGGTATCTTGACGCAGATGCAGGTATGATTCTTTTCTATGAAGAAGGTGGAAATGCTATTCCTCTAGATGCTGATAGTGCAGCTTTAGCAGGAAATATTACAGTATTTGAATATAGTGATGCTGTATCTGCTCAAGAGCGTATGGTAATGATGGTTGGCGATTGTCGTTCTGGCGATTTTGTTAGTTTTGACGAAATGAGTAACTTTGTTGTTGCTGCAGCTGGTGATCATACTGATCAATTAGTTGTTGGTCGTATGCTTGCTCTTTACAAAGAGCCTCGTGGTCTTCTTGAAAGAGTTAAAACTGGATTTAGTGGATCTGAGTTTGATGCTAGTGCACAAATGCCAGGTTCTGCAACTAAAGGATTCTCTGACCTTATTACACTTTCTGCTCATCATGAAGAAAGTGTTGCTGATGAGATTGCAGTTATTAACATTAAGATTCAATAATTAGATTTATATAAAGGGTATTAAAATGACTTTTAAGATGACAGACGGTAATAGTTTAGCTTTACCTACAAATAAAAAGGCTGCTGCTCGTTATGTAGCTGATATGATTAGTAATCGTGGACACCTTCCTGATTCAGAAGAGCGTGTTACTTGGGATAACTTTGTAAACGTAATTAGTCCTAAATATCGTGATGCAATCTCTAGTTCTGAAATCACTCCTCTACTTCAAGAAAGTATGGAGATTCTCATTCGTGAGCCTGTAGAACCTAATATGGTTATCACTCCATTGTTTACTCGTGTACAAGCTCAAGGCTTGAACACTCAAATCCTTGCTGGTGCAATGGGTGCAGTATATGCTGGTGACGTACAAGAATCAGGTACTTACCCAGAAGTAAACTTCCAAATGGGTGGTGCTGTTAGTACTGCTTACATCGGAAAGAGTGGTATTGCTGCTTCTTTCACTGATGAAGCTCTTCGTTATAGCACTTTCGATATCATGGCTAAGAACCTTGAACTTATGGGTAATGCAATGATTCGTCACAAAGAGCAAAAAGCTGTTTCTTTCTTGAAGCAACTTGGAACTACTCTATTTGACAATCTTAACCCTGCTACATCTCTATATGGTGTAATGACTGGTCGCGGTTTAGTTGCTAAAGCAGATCCTGCTAATGGCTCTGAACTAAAAGCTAACGGTTCTCTTACAATGGAAAACTTAATGCGTGGTATGGCTCATATGTCAGAAGAAGGATTTACTCCTAACGTATTACTAATGCATCCATTGTTTTACTACACATTTGTACAAGATCCAGTACTTCGTACTATGATGCTTGCTCATGGTGGTGGTTCTATCTTCAACCCTTACACTGGCGATCCAGGACCTTTAGATCCTTATAGCAATGGTGCAATGGGTGCTCGTGGACCTTCTAACGGTACACGAGTTATCAATCCTCGTGGAATTGGTACTAGTGGTCAAGGTAGTGGTGGTACTGCTACTTCTGTACTTGAGCGTAGCCAACGTATGACATCTGCTCCTCGTCTACCTAGCTACTTCCCATTTAACTTCCAAATCATTGTTTCTCCTCTTTGTCCATATGATCCAGAGTCAGAGACAGGTGATATCTTCCTTCTTTCAAGTGGTAACATTGGTTTCCATCTTGTTGATGAAGAAGCTACTACTGTTGAATGGCGTGACGAAAACACTGAAACTGTTAAAGTTAAGATCCGTGAGCGTTATGGTTTTGCTGTTGCTCATGAAGGTCAAGGCGTTGGCGTATTCAAGAATGTTAAACGCGCTGAAAACAAATGGGATGGCTCTATTGATGCTGCTCCTTCTGATATTATAGAAGTTGCTGAATCAGATGTTAAAGGCAATCTTTAATAGATAGCTTATAAATTCTAACTTTCGGGTTAGAATTTAAACATTGCTTATGCTATAAAAAGCGAGGGAAACCTCGTTTTTTTATTTTGTGGAGCAAGCAATGAGTCATTTTAAAGAACAACTAACTGAAATTGAATTGTTTATTGAAGAAAACTTTAACTATAATGATGAGGACGATAATAAATTTACTGTAGAAGATGAAGGTGAATTTGTTGAAATAAAACCACCTTTAAAAGAAGAGGATCAAAATGGCGATTAATTTTCTTAGTTCTGAATCAATACCAATAAACAATGAAGATCAATTTCCTGTTGGTCAAGAAATCATCTTAGTATTTAACAATCCTGTAGATTTGAAAACATTTAAAGAATGCTGCGCTTTATTTGGTCCTGACTTTGATAGAACATCAGGCCCTGAAAACAGTTTATGGTTAAACAAATCTAGTGGAGCTAATCCATTCTTTTTAAAATCGCCAGGGTTTAAAGGTTTTGTTGATTACGATGTTAAACAATATTATGTAGACAACAACTTAGATCAGTTAGCTTCCCAAGAGCTAACTGATAAACCAATAGCTCAAAAAACTGCAGTAGTAATTACTCCTAAAAATGTATTAGCAGAAAATACTAAATACCAATTATTTATAGTAGGTTCTTCTGTTGATAATCTAGATAATATATCTAATGCATTGCAGAATTATTCTAAAGATAAATCCATCTCTTTTCAAACAGTTTATGATGTATATGAACTAATAAATAATGTTGAAACAGAACAAAATAAAATTAAATCTTATGGAACTTTCATTCCTAAAAATAACGAAGCATCTGCAATTTTAAATGTTAAAATAATAGAAGCAGGTGAAGGATCTGTTGCTAAATACAAATGGTGGTTTGCAGATGAAGATGAACCTCAACCTGCAAGTTCAAATTATAATAATAGAGTTAGTAGATGTGTACAAAGATGGAGAGTATTAGATAGAGGTATTTATTTAAGATTTGCTGGAGTACAGTATGAACTAAATGAAACCTATCAGTTGAAAGCTTATAAGAAGGAACATCTAGTAAATTCATATTTAATTACTTTTGATACTAGCAATGAAGAAATTTATACAATACCAAATGATATTTCTACATCACCATTATTAGAAGATGAACAACTGGGAAATATATCATCTAGTGATGATATATTAAAAGTAATTAGTATGAAACCTATTGATGGATCTGTAAACGAACCATTAGATTTAAAACAAATAGAAATTACTTTTAATAAAAATTTAGATGCTTCTACAGTTACTCAAGATACAGTAGTATTAAAGAACTTACCTGCTAGTGGTTTTTTTGATGGTAATGCTGGAACTAGATCAGATAGAGAGCGCAAAATATTTAAAATAATTAGTGTTGTTAATAATAAAATAATTCTTGAGCTTTAAAGGAGTTTAAAATGAGTTGTTCTTCTAATAGTAATTCTTGTTCTAGTCCTATAAGTGTTACAAGAAAAGGTTCTTATGTAAAAGATGAAAGATCTTGTTTTCAACTTAATAAAGAGATTAAGTTGAAAGTTATCTTAACTGATGATTGTGGAAACTTAATTAATGCTGATGACGGAGCTGCTATTACTGTATCTATAACAGATCCAAATGCTGCAGCTAATAATATAATAGCTCAAAATATAATTAAAGCAGATGATGGTTTTTATTATGCTTTATATACTCCTACAATTGTAGGTAGTTATACTGATGCTTGGACATTCGTAGTTAATGGTGCAAATGTTCAAATAACAAATAAATTTACTGTTAAAAACGGAGGAGCAATCCAAGCGTTACAAAACGGCTTGGATTTTAACAGCCTTATTCTAATTGAATTAGATTCAACAATTTCTGACACTGACGGCAATACATTAAATATAAATCAATTCCTTTCATTTACTACAGAATATAACCCATTCTATTGTTCAGTTGAAATGGTTAGAATGGAAATGGGAACTTGGGTAGATCTAGTGCCTGACGATACTATTGCATTAGCAATACATTGGTCTTCACTAGAAGCTAATAACATTACAGGTGTTAGACCTAGTAGTGAAAGATACTATCATGCAAGAAGTAAGTTTGTTATGTATGATACGGCATTGCGTTTATTCGCAATGCCTATAGGTACTTCATCTCCAGGATCTGGTAAGCAAAAACAATTAGGTGATTTATTAATAGAAAACGGTTCATCTTTAGATTTTAATATAAAAGATCTTATAATGGAATTACGATTAGAAAGAGATGAATGGTGGAGAGTTGTTAATGCAGGTGGTTGTATTGTTAATGGGCAAGGTTTAGGACCTACAATGGCTACTAAAGGTGGTTCTATTAAAGAAAAAATTAAACGTTCTAGAGAATGGCATGATCCTTGGAATGAACATTATATACAACCTACACAAAACTCTAAATACAGAAAGAAAGGTGAGTCTAAATACAAATCAGGTTATACTGGTTGGAATGAATATTACTTTACTTCTGTATCTAGAGGAATAAGGAAAGGACGTAGATAATGCGCTCTTTTAGAAAACCACAAGGTTCTTGTGAAGTAGATTTACGTAAAGAATTTGATGAAATTGTTTATGGTATAAATGGTTGTAAACCACATAATACTTTAATTTTAGTTCGTAACATGCGATTACGTGATGGTAATCGCATTCAATGTGAGTGTTACAATACACTAACTAACGAAAGTAATAGTGAAACAGAATGTAAATATTGTTTAGGTGAAGGTTATATTTGGGATGAAAGATTTACTAGATGTTATTCTAATTTGATTGGTGCTGACGGTGGCAAAGCTAATAGAACAAGAAGAATAATGCCAGGTGAGATTTTAACAGACTATAAAGTGTTTTACTTAAGATATGATGAAAAAATATCGTATTATGATAAAATAATTGAATTGGCACTTGATATTGAAGGAAATCTGCAAGTACCATACAAGAGAAAGAGAATATACAAACCTGAAACGATACAAGAAAATCGTGCAGATAATGGTAGAATAGAATTCATAACCATATCTGCACGAGAAGAATCTTCAATTAGAAAGAAATCTTAATGAGACCATCAGAAAATATTGTAATAAATGTTATTGATTCTCAAGGAGGCATTTTAAATGTATTGAATGCTCCTAAAGATTTTTTAATTGATAACCCATACAATGTTAATATTGGACGTTTGTTCTTAGAAACAGAACGTCCAATGACATTAGATCGCTTTTTTGAAGTATCTAATAAGTTAATTCAAGATGCTCAAGAACGTGAAGGTGCAAATTCGAAAGTACAACTAGTAGAAGAATATCCACCTGAAAACATGTCTAATTATGGAGATGAAGTAATTACATTTAAAGTGGTTGAAAGAAAACCTGGTATGATGAATACTAAAGGAACTGGTAGACCCCATAGAAAAGCAACATATTCTCATCAAGAGATAACACCTGAGCTTCCTAATAAAGTAATTACAATTGAATCTAGACCTGTTGATCATGTAATAGAATTTAATTGCTGGGGAACTAGCAATAAAATTGTAAATAAAAGAGCCATTTGGCTAGAGAAATTGTTTATAAATTCTGCATTTGTTTTTGAAAAAACAGGAGCAGAACGTTTCTTTTGGAAAGAAAGATTATCTGATACTTATATGACTGTTGGAAATCAAAGAATATTCTCTAGACCAATAAGATTCTTTCTTAGGTTTAGAGAATTTGATGCAAAAGCAGATTCAATCATAAGAAGAATTTTAATTGACATTGAGATATTGCCTAAAAAATAGGAGTTTAATATGGCCTATCAAGATCTTATTTTTAATAACCTAGCAGGTAAAGTTGTTGGCATTTATAATGACAACAACTTACAAAGAGATGTAGAAATACCTTTAGCTAGCCCTCGTCGTATTATTGCAACTGGAACTGCAACTGCAGGTGCTCGCAACGAACTTTTTAATGTTCGTTCTATTAACACTGCAATGCAAACTTTTGGAAATGATTCTGAAATTGCAACTATTATTCAACGAGTTGCTAATATAAACACAAATTTCAATTTAAGTGTTATGCGAATTGGTTCTAAACCTTTCCATTGGCGTTTAAAACAAGACATTGCTGGATCATATGAAAAGGAACCTCTAATTTCTATTGTACCTGTCTTTGTACAAGAAAAAGATGCAACACAAAATATATTTTCTACTTTAGAAAATTTAAAAATCGTTTTAATGCCTTTTGTAGATAACAATGTTATTCGTCAACGTGTAATCTTGTTTAACCATGATCGAAATCCTGATTCTACTAATGCTATTTATGATTCTGAAAGATTACTTGTTGCTAATGGCGAAGTAGGTTTTGAGGTTTCTATTGATGTGCCATACGGTACTGTACTTTATACTCCAAATGCCTTTTCTGCTAATACTCAAATAGGTAATGGATATACAGATGCACAATTAGCAACACTTTCTGAAGTTAATGCATTTCTAACTGATAGTATGACTGTTTTAAGTGATGAAGCTAACTTTGACACTGCTATCTCTTCTATTAATACTATTAATAGAAGCGTTAATACATTAAGCGGAATAACTGGATACCATTTAGATGTTTATGCTGGTAAAAGCCAAAAGAAATTAAATTACTGTGAAAGATATATTAACAATGAAGAAGCTTATCGTGTTCTTGAATTCCAGAATGCAGATTTTCTTTATTGTGAAGGATGTTTTGCAGATATTAAACCAGTATCTTTAATTGGTAAAAATGCTGCATTTGCATTAAACTGGGCATCAGAAAACTTAGGTTATCTTTGGAAATATGTATTCAATGGTCGTTCATATTCTTATATGTTCCGTACAGCAGAACCATTTACAAATACTTTAGTAACAAGCACTTATACAAATGACGGTGTTACTTATAACTTCTCTGCTAGTAATAAGTTGCTTGGTGATTTATTAAATCTTGTAGAAATACACCTACATCCTAAAGCTCAAGGAACAGCTACTGACATTGAAACTTTTTCTAATGAAAAAGGTATTATTGAATGTCATGTAGACTTTGATTGTGATCCTACAACTGCTACAGATGCAAGAGGAAGAACAGAAGCTGAATTTGTTTTACTAGCAGGGTATAACGATGCAAACAATGATGGTGAAGATGATGTTACTGGTTTAAATAACGCAGCACATACTGCTTATGTTGATGCAGGATGGATCGAAGCAGTTGGAACTATTACTTTACAAACACCATTCTGTGAACTGCAATTTGATGTAACTAAATTTAACGATGGTGATGCTGACTATACAAAGCGTCTTCGTCCATCTTTAATTGATGTAAGTGATGCAGTAAGTACTTTATTAAGAAATGGTGACAGTGGAAACAATGACCCATTTGTAATCTCTCATTGGGATATGGCACAAGATGAGATTCCTGAAGGTGTTATAGCAAGACTTATTAATTTCCCAGAAACTGGAGCTTCAGCTGCTACACTAGTAGCATCTAACTTAGAAGTACGTGAAGTTTCTTTCTTACATCAAGTAGCCCAAGCTGCTTATCAAGCTTCTAGTAACTATAATCACACTGTAGGACTTGTTCCGACAAGTCATCCTAGTTCATCTAAAACTGGTTTGCATGTATGGGCAGGTAATCCTGCTGAGTACGAGGTAAAAGAAGATGGAAGTATTGTTGTTACCAAAAATGGTACTGGCATTTTAGGTAACAAATTGTTAGCTGGTGAAGTTGGCTATCGCGATAGTGCTGCTTTTGGTGGTATCATCCTTACTAATGGTGAGGATTTACCAAATGATTTACCTTATGGTATCGATGATAGTGATGAAGCATTAGATGTAAATAACAACCCAATAGATTTAGGTAAACATGTTGTTGTTGTTGGATCTTATGGATATGTACCTGATCCTAGAAATTCATTCACAGCGAACAGAGGTAAAGTAAGTCGTATCAATCCTTTCAACAATCCTCTTTATGTAAATGCTGGTCCTAGTATTGCTCAAATCCTTTGTGATCTTCCTCCAGGAAATGAGCCTATTGGTCCTGTAAATGGTGCTGTTGCTGGATTTAATAACAGAATGCAAACACCTAGACAGATTCTTAACAACTTAGCTGCTTTGCGTATTTGTATGATTGGTCAAGATAGTGTTATCTCATCAATTTATACAGCTGCTTTAAGAACTTCAGACTACACAAAAATCTCTTCAATTATTTCTTCAAATGAAATATTGAAGAGAGTACGTCAATATGCAGCACCTGTTCTTGGTCAAGCATTAAGTGATGCAACTATTAATAGCTTAGATACTACAATGTTAGGTTTATCTAATGCGTTAAAGAACGAAGGATATGCACAAGCATGTCGTATCCAATTGCGTGCTAATCGTTTAGATCGTATTAATGGCGTTTTGAATGCAAGAGTTAGCTTTGTACCTCCATTTAGCTTGGAGACTATCAATGTTGACATTACTCTTGAAGCACCTGCAGTTTAATTTTAGATTATAGGAGAAATATAAAATGGCAACTTCTTTAGATTTAAGTAGAACATATACATCCTATAGCGGTGTTGATATTAGAGTTATTGTTAATGGTGCTCAAGTTGGTAGTATGCAAGCTTTGTCTTATGCTATTCAACGTGAGAAAGCACCTATTTATGTTATGGGTTCTGTAGATCCTGTATCTTATTCTCGTGGTAAACGTGGTATTGCTGGTACTATGATTTCACTAATGATGGATGTGCATTTATTATATACACCGTCATTTACTGGTGAAAGATACTATGGTGATAATGATGAAATTAGACCTGTAGTAGATAAAGACGGTGATTTATCTGATGTAGATAACGAGGGGCTAGAAGAAAACCGAGGGGAAGGGATTGGAAGCATTAGCCTTAGAAAAGCAAATAATGCTCAAATTTCTTATTTAAAAGAAATAGGGTCTACAAGGGGTTATCCTGGTGTAAATGGTACTGTTCTTCGAACAGAAGCTAGCTATGATACAAATGATTTATTTGAAAATTATTCTGTTCAAAATGTATTTTATGTAGATCAAATACTTCCTTTTGATATTACAATTGTAGCTGCAAATGAATACGGTCAAACTGCTCAAATGCGTTTATATGGTTGTGAAATTCTTAATGAAGGTTCTGGTTTTTCTATTGATGATATTGTTATTGAAAACCAAATGACTTATGTTTGTCGTACAATATTACCTTGGAGAACTATTCAAAATACTGAAGCTGACAAAATGTATAAAACCTTATTAAATGAGGATCATCGTGGATATGAGTAATAGTAAAAATAAGACGTAGTTGATTTCGATTTTTATATAATATACTCTTTATAAAAAAGGAGTATATCATATGTCAACTATTTATCCGATTCGCTATTCATTTTCAGGTGCAGATTGTAGAGCTTACGGTTACTTTGATAGTGGTAAACCAACTCCAGAAAATATTGGTCATAATAATTTATGGTTATATCCTAGAATTCCAGTACTTTTAAATAACTTTGCAACAATATCGCTTTCAATACATGAGTCTAAATCACCTGTTAGAAGATTGGGGCATATGGCTCCTGTTGGATATACAAGAGCAGTTAGAACCATTGCTGGATCAATGGTTCTAACTATAATCGGAAGTAATCATCCTTTAACAGAATTATCAATTAAAGACCCTTATTCAATAACGCATTTTAGTATGGACTCAGATAATAGTTCTAATATTGTAACAAAGATGAGTCCTTTTAATTTGATATTACTTTATAAGTCTGAATTGCCTGGAGCATCTGGATCTAAAATGAAAATTAAAGGTGTAGAATTTATAAATGAAGGTATAGTAACGTCTGTAAATGATTTAGTAAGTGAAGTAGTGTTACAATTTGTTGCATTAGATATCGAACAATTTGAAAGCGATAGTTATTTATGAGTAATTATGAATATTTTAGTGGTGCTAATGTTGTTGTAAAAGTAGATAGTAATGTATTGACAGAATGCGCTGGCATTTCATATGTTGTTCAATCATCTTCACAACCTGTATACAGTTACGCATCTACTAAATTTGATTTAATGCTAAATGGCAGAGAAATGGTTCAAGGTAATTTTTTAATAAATTATACTACTCCAGATAGTTTACTAACTAGAATAACACAAGAAATACAATTAACAGATATAAAGCAAAAGGGTGTAATTGCTGATTTAAGTGAAGCTTTTAAATATTATTTTGATATTGAAATACACTTTGGTCCTGAAATAGGTAAATTTGATAATCCAAAAAATAAACAAACAATAAAAAATTGTCGAATAATTTCTAGAGGAAAAACTATACAAATATCTGATCAAGTGTTATTAGAAGAGTATACTTTTATTGGAAGAAATATTGAAATTGGTTTTTAAGTAAAGGAATTCTATGGGTCTATCAGGAAGAAAAATAAATGACAATATGGTTCTATTTGGAGACCCCTTAAATGAAAAAGCTATAGATGCTTTAAGACGTACTTCACCTACTGGTAATGACATCATAAAGTCATTACCGAAAAGTGCATTTATTCCTATTGTAAAAAAAGAGAATAAAGAGGAAATTTTAAAACAACAAAAAAAAGAAGAAGAAAATCTTTTGATTTTAAATTCTATTAAAAGTGCAAAAGAAAGACGTCGTTTAAAAAGAGAAAAAAGTTTATTAAAAAAAGAGGTTGAAAATAAAACTCAAAAAAGTTTTAATTTTTTAAAAGATTTAATTTACAAAAAAAACCCTATAGAAAAAATAAAGGAATTTAATATGAGTTTAGAAGAAGAACTTGCAATGTTAGAAAAAGAGATTGAAAAGAAAAACATTCAGCAAGAAAATCCTGAAGCTGTATTTTCTGATGAACCCGCTCCTGAGCAAGTTGAAATGAAAGACCAGATTCTCCAAATATTAAAGAATTTGGAGAATGCACCATCTGAAGAAATTATAAATGCATGGAAAGAAAAGTATGGTAAATCTGGCGTACATGTAATGGCATTTGGTGAAGACGACGTATATATTTATCATCATCTTACTAGAGGTGAATGGCGTAAGATTAAAGAAATAATGAATAAGCTGAAAGAAAATTCAGATGACGCAGATTTAATTGAAGAAAAGCTAAAAGAAAAAGTTGTTTTATATTGTGTGCTTTTCCCATCTGTAAACGAACAATGGTTAGATAATTGTAAAGCTGGTGTTTTAGATTCATTATATCAAATGATTCTTTTAAACTCTGGGTTCTTAACTCCACAACAAGCAATGTTATTAACAACTCAACTGTAGTATGAATATAAAGAAAGTACTTGAATATAATACTGAATTATATTCAATAGCATATTCGAATACTTTATCTTTTGAGTTTCGTCTATTAAAAATAAAAGAGTTTAACTTATTTAACAAGTTGTTAGTAGGCGGAATTCATGAATACCTTATATATGAAGAAATCTTTGAGATTTGTTATATTGGTAATTATAAGTATTTACCTAGTTCATTACCTATAGGGTATATAATAACAACAGGTAATTTAATATATAATTTATCAGGCGCAGATTCATCTGATAACTTCTTATTTAAAATAGCTGAACAACGTAAAGAACAAAATCCTAACTCTTTGCTTGAGCATATGAAAGGTGTAATTCATATTGCTTTCTCATCTATATCTCCAAAGGATATAGATGAGATGACAGAGAATCAGCTAATAAAAACATTTGTATCTGCTGAAAATGTACTAGCTAAACAAAACGAAAACTTTGTTAGAATAGATCTAAAAAAGATTTATGATGAGTTAAATGGTATAGTTGATAAACCTAAAAAAGAATATGTTTCAGATAACGCAATGCTTGAAAAAGAACTTGGTTACTGGAACTTACAAGAAGCAGAAGATAAATTTGTTAAAGAAGAAAAAGAAAAATTGTCTAAGGAGGTATTAAGATCCTTAGATAGGAGGTAACTATGTTTACACAACAAGGTCCTGGCGGTATTTATTATTCTGCTGTACAAACAGAACCTGATATGCACCCATTAATAGAAATGGGTGCATCTATTGCACCTTATGCTTTAGGTTTTGCTGGATTAAGTAAACTAGCTTCTACTCAATATTCTAAAGACTCTCAATATAGCTATTTAGATATATTTCAAAAACAAGTAAGAAATCTTGCTGAACTTACACCATTAGGTATTGGTAATACTTTTCGTATACCAGAATATCTATCTCCTTATATGTCTGCTAAAGGACTTGGTTTGGATATAGGTAAGTCTGTATTAGATCCTACTCAAGATGTAGGTAAATATATATTAGATGCAGACTTTTTAACAAACAGCAGTACAAAGAATGCTTTAGAAGGTGTTTTAGGCAAAACACAATACGATAAAATAAGTACTTTCTTAACTGAAGGACAAAAAGACTTTCAATTAGTTTATGAACAAGGTTTAGAAGGTAAAGGTAAGTCTAATTTAATATTTCAACAATTAGAAGAATACTCAGACACTCTAAGTGATGGCACTAAACAAATAAAAACTCGTGTCAAAAAAGGTACTAATATACATCTTGGCAGTGACTTTAGATTAATGAATCTAAATTACGGTGATAGCAATTATGATTTTTTAGAAACTTTTGGTAAAGATAAAAAGTTAAATCCTGCTATGTTAGGTTTTTTTCAATCATTAGGTTTACCTCAAGATACAAAATACTCACAAATATATTCTAATGCTGCAGGTGATAAAGCTAAGTTTGCTTTAGTATCTTCAGTAGGTGGTAAGCTAGATAATTTAGGTGATTTAAGAAGACGCACTGCTTTACTTACTGCACCTTTGTCATCTGGTATAAATCGTTTTAATCGATTACTAGAAGCAACAAGGAATCAAATACCTATATTAGGTGATTTCGTAGGAAGATTATCTGAAGCAACTGGTTTGTCATTAAAGACAAGACCAGATGCTTTTTACAAACAATATGCTTCGTTAGGTTTGAAAGCAGCAAAGATAGGTGCAGTTCATTTAGGCTTACAAACAGTTGACCATTATAGGCGTAACTTTGGTACAGTAGGAAACCTTGTTGCATCTGCAGGTGTAGGTGCAGGTGTTGGTTACTTATATGATAAAATGTCTAAGCAAAAGAAGTTTGGTGCAGGCAAAGTAGGAATGGTTGCTTTTGGAGCACAAATGTTAATGCCAGGTTTTGACCAAGGCATTGTTGAAGGTTTATCTACTACGTTGACCAACATTGATATTGGAAGATCAATGATTGGTCAAATGACAGGTTTATCTTATTTGCGTAGAGGTATTGAAGGAGTTTTGCCAGGGTTTACTGATTATACTGTAGGTTTAGCTTTAGGTGTTGGTGTTGCTGGGTTAAGTTATAGTGGCTATGCAGAAGGAATGTTAAAAAGAACAAATCAAAATAAACTGACACAAATGGATAAGTTTTTAAAAGGCTTCGTACCTAAAAGTATAAAAGATAGAATTGGATTTGTATCAGGTGTTTTAAAGTATAAAAATCCAGACAGTGTAATTAAATCTAGAGCTTTAGTAGATGTTTTAGATCCACAAAACTTTACATTAAAAAGTAAATCTGGAATTTTTTCTAAAATAAAT